TCTCCTTTCAATATTTAAAATTTATTTGTTGTCAGTAACTGGGTATTCTAATATCTTTGTTGGTTTTGGTATTATTGCATTGATGAATGCTGTAGCTTTCTCGTGGTCCATTAACTCCATGAACAATTCACTATAAGCTTCTGTAGCTGCGAACTGGTTGCATAATTCTTGCGTCTTTATAAATTTTTTTCCATCGGGGGATTTTTCTCCGTATGCTTTTAGAATTATGTTCTTAAAAATAGTAAGTACTTTTGATGCGTCCTTCTCTAATACTATGGTCTCAAGTTGTTTCGTTAGACCACCATCAGTAGCCATCTCAATTTCTAATGCTTCTGCTTTAGTTATATTGAAATAGAAATCCTCAGTTCTTTCGTTACCATCAAAATCTGTATACTTTATAGATTTTTTTAACATGGCTATCTCCTTTTCAAGTTTTATTATTTATTCATAGTTCCTAATACATTTCTTTCGATTCTATCTTCGACTCTTTTATTCATCCATAATAACGCTTCTTCTATATGGGTTAATGCTATTGCATTTTCTCTTGTTCTAAAATCTCCATTTTGGAAACTAGTTAGTCTATCTCTTACTATTTCTAATAAATCAGTATCTAACACGCCATGGGTTGATGTTTGTAAGTTTCTAGGACCATTCTGAAATTTTATAACTACTGATAAATTTCCAATATCACCATCTTTTAGAGGTGCTTCACCAACTATTTCATAAATATGATTTGCGCCACCATTGCCTTTTTCCCTACACACTCTTACTTGATTTAATTTTTCTCTTTTTTGTATTGTACTTAACATGGCTATCTCCTTTTCAAATTATATTAAAAGCCCCCGATTAAAGGGGCTAATTTTATTATGCAGTTGCGAAGTTCTTAACAGTTGCTGCTAATGCTTGTGAATAGATATCTACTACGCCACCAAGAGTAACGATGTATGTAGTTCCTGCTGTAAGATTGATTGTAGGATTGAAGGTAAGGATTTTGTTAGTAACATCCCAAGTCTTCGCTCCAGCTACAACTACACCAGCCGCTGATGTTACAACTACTGCTTCTTTAGCGATAGCGTTGTTGAATGTGATTATGATGTCTGCTGCTACGTTAACTGCTGTTGCGTCGTCTGCAGGAAGAATTGTAGTCATTGACAATGCTGAAGGAGCTGCTCCATCCATAAGTGTGTTAACTTCGTTAGGTAATGGTAAACGAGGGTCTACACCAGTATCCCCGAATAATATTAACTCAAGAGCTGCTAATTTCGCTGGATCTGCTTTTGTAGAGTCGATTATTAATGATGCTGTTGGTTTGAAATCGGTAACTGGTACTGGGGTTGTAGTTACATTCCAAGAGAAAGTTATCGCTTCTGGAGTATCGTTGATTGTTTTATACGCTTTATCTGATGGAGAAGCTAATGCCCCATAGATTAAGTGTAATTTATAACCATAACTACTATTTGATACGTCGTTACCCATAGTAGTTTTATACGCCAAACCGAATGGTACTCTAGTTTGTTGTCCGATACGAACGCCCGTAGATAATTCACCTGAACCATCGCACGCTTCAAATTCGTTAGGATATGTGTACGCTTCAACAGTTGCGTGGAACTGTTCAACCGACATCAAGTTAAGATACTTCATGTCGTCTGCGTATAAAGCAGTTGGCTCAGCTCCTGTAGGATTTTCTGATACTCCTACTAAACCATTCCATGCAACTCCTAATGGATAAGTTCCTGCTGATTGAACGTATAATACACCATTCTTAACTCCTGTTTCGTATTTTCTTTCACCTGTTTGATCCCATACAAGTCTAGACATAATGTTCCTCCTCAGTAATAGATGTTAAATACATCGTGATTTAAGTTATTTATAACGTAATGCCTATCAAACGTACACGTTGGCAGTTGTGCTATTCTATCAGGTATATCACTATCAGGGTTCTTGTCTACCACTAATATTCTATACTGGATATTAAATGTATACGGTTTATTATTTGCAAACTGCGTATCACCAGAGTTTCTTGAGTAGATGATACACGGATAAGCCATCTTAATTGTTTCTGGTGGTTGGAAGTATACGTTTCTACTTCCAAGTATAGTTTCTAACTCGGTTTGGAGTTCGAGTCTGCTACCCATTGTACACTCCTCCTAAGGTTAGACGAATACGGGGTCTTAGGACTTCTATACTACTGACTTCCCAAGATACCCCCATCCACTTAACGTATTTCATTGTTTGGAAATTGTTATAGGCAAAAGGGTCAGCGACAATACTGATTTCATTATTTATCGTCAGGTCGTCATTGACTTTATCTCCGTTTTGCCAGCGTTTTGTAGAACGTATAACATCACCAGAGTAAAGTCTTTCTGTTATTGTATTCTCCCATACACCTGGGCTAGTTTCACTACTCTCAGCGTATCCTATCTCCCCATAAAACTTTGCCATTTTGATTTCCTCACTTTCTATTAGATAGTTGCAACTTGCTCTATGATGATTGCTGACTTAGGACGGATTAATGCTCCTGAACATCTAGTCTCAATCAAGTATCTGTATTGGTTATAGTCGATATCGAAGTTATCAAACATGTTGATTTCTCCACCTTTGTCTGCTCCCATTACATAATCACTAAGGTTAACAATCATACCAATAAGATTCATTACTACTGGAATTTGGTCATCAGTTTCTCTACTCATTCCAGCTAATACAGGAACCTCAACAATATTAGCTACACGAAGAGCTGAAGCTAATTCAGTAATTGAGTTGTAGATTCTTCTATCAGTCTTATCCTTTAATAATAACATATCGGTAACTAAACTAGTAGTTGTGTAATATGTAGGTGAACCAGTACCTCTATAATGTTCATGTGATCTGATAATAGCTTCTATAATATCAGCTGTAGTATTAACCGCAGGTATTGATACGTGATGAGCATACATGTCATCATCTTTGTAGATAGGACGAATGTGTTCTTCATTAATCTTATCAGGACTTGCAGGGTCACGACCGTCTCCAACTAATACTGCTCTAGCTAGTTCTTCGTCTAACATGACTCTCATTTCAGCTTTTAACCAAGAAACAACATCCATATCAGTGATATCGATTATGTCATCTCTATCTAACTTTTGTTTCTTGTATATAGTAGTAGGGGTTGTAGTACGTTTTAATAATTTTATAACTTCGTCTTTCTTCAACGTACCCTTAACATAACCTTTTGCTCTAGCTTCATCCGCAGTAATATCAGCAGCGGTAGATTTGATTCTTGAGAATGGACTATGTTTAGTACCACTTATAACGCCTGCTACCCAAGACATTATACGAGAAATCATTTCTGGTGTTGGGGTTACAACTTTAGCTTCTGGGAATAAATAATCAATATTCTCGATACCATAAGTTTGTACGTGGGAAAGAACTGCTTCTTTAAAAACCCACATTTTTGAGCATTGGTTAAAATTGTTTGTACGTCACCGTGTGATAAAGATTTCTTTTTGTCGTCTTCTTTTTTATCCTCTGCTTTTTCAAATACATTTGTTTTCATGTCTGTTCCTCCTTCGGAATGGTCAAGATTAGAGTCGGTTGGTTCATCACTAAGTGCATGTGCTATCATTGCATATACTACATTTTTTTGTTCTTCGTTTAATGTGTCAAATACTTCTTTAACAGTTTTGTCTTCTCCTGCATGTTCTAATTCTTCTTCAACTTCCTTAGGTTCTTCACTAGGTTCTTCGTCAGTATCAAACTCTAAACCTGAATGGATTATAGCTTCTGAATCGTCAGTTTCTATACTTCCATCACTATGTTGGAAACTAAGGTTATCTATAAGAGCACCAGGATTTGCGCCAGCTAAAACTAAACTTACTTCACGTATCATACCATGAAAGACACTATCACCTTTTTGTTTTAATTGGTTGGCATGTATTGAAAGAGATTTAATATCGCCATGTTCAACTAGCGTTTTTGAATTCTTTCCACTTTCGGTGTCGTTAAACTTGCAGTACGCATATACGCCATCTTCTCTATTTTCTAAAAGAGCATGGCCTAATACGTTATTTGGGTCATTGTGCATGTGTTGCCATACTAATGGAACCGTTTGACCATCATGATGTTTAAATGCATCTTTCATTATGGTACGACCATCGCTACATTTTACATCTACTTTTGTAGCGTAACCGCTAAAATTAAACTTTTTCATTTTTGACCTCCTTTGGTATAGGTTCAGTTTTTTTATCAGGAGTAACAGGAACTACAGCATTAAGATTCTTATTTCTTAATTCGTCTGCTCCTTTTTCTTTAGATGGTTTGTAGCCTATAACTGCTCTAAATTCATTAGACGATAATATCTCGTTTCTTGTGAATTTGTCGGCAACTTCTGCTAGGTCTTTTACAGGAACTAACGTGAAAGGACTTCTAAAGAACATTACTGATTGATTCTGGGTTCTTGCAGTTTTTGTTAAGAACTTTCTTTTCATTTCATCTATTATTGCCATAAGTACAGGTTCGATAGTTCGATTTTGGTAATTCAACATTGTCTTTTCGTCAGCAGTGCCATCAAATATGCTCTCAGTTAGTCCTAACTGGCTATGTAGCATTCTCGTTAGGTATTCGATTTGAGCCATCAGATTATTATCCGCTGGGCGATTAAGTTGAGTTACTTTTTCCGTTCCATCTATGTACGCGATACCATATTTTGACCCAGCTAATTGGGACTCTATTTCTAGACGTCTTAGTTCAGCTTGGTCTTTCCTTGCTTGTGTTCTTAATATGAATGGTAGTTGTATTAACAAATCTAATTTCCCAGAACCGCTTTGTTCGTCGATTGCGTCTATCAGATTTAATTTCCTAATCAACCTTTTTAAAGTTGAGTTTGGCTCATTCATAATTGAGTATAAAGGATTCTCTATAATAGCCACAGTATCTTTAGGTAGAATTAATTCTTCTTTCTTGCCAATAGTCTCGTTATATATTCTAACTCTAATATGAGAAGGATACCATTCGAGAATTTGAGCTACTCTAAGTGATAAAATATCATAAAA